GATCCTAGACAAGGCTTCCCAAGGAAACCTGAGAACCACAGAAGAAAGAATAGCAAGGTTTAACCTAGATAACATTGACCGAGGTAATGAAACCCTAGAGGAACTAGAGTCCAGACTACCCCAAGCAGCTATTGATTTAGCTAATGAAAACACTGATAACGTTGTGGCAAGGAAGAAGAAGGAAGCTCGAAAGTTTAACCACCGTAACAGGGATGCTTGGAGACGGATGAACCGACCTGCTAAGCTTAAGAAGATTGAGGATAACATGGAAAGGATATTGAATTTCTGTGGATTCAAAGGTTACCTGTTAGACAAGGAGTTACCTGATGAGTAATCATACATCCCTAGTAATTCTAATAACTATCTGGGGAATCGCTAGTGTCCTACAAACAGAGAGGATAGTGGCGGAGATAGAGGTATCAAGGGAGATCACATGTCAGATGTCTCAGTAAACCTAGTAGATGGGGATATATTAGTATACGGTGCTGCCTTTGCCTGTGCTAGTGAGACTGAACGTTGGAAGGTAGAGTGGACAGCAAGGAAGATGTTTGAATCCAATTGTGTTCTCAGTGGTTGCACTCATTACCTAGGGTTCCTCACGGATAGCCCTGCTAACTTCCGTATAGCCAGAGCAACAACATGGCCTTACAAAGGTAACCGTCCGGAGAAGGAAGAGAAACCTACGTGGTTTCCGTTCATCAGGGAATACTATAAAACTCTGTTTCAGGAGGTCTCAGGGATCGAAGCAGATGATGCTTTGACTATTGCTGCTGAACACTTTGGTTCCCTAGGTATCCCTGTTGCATGTTCAACTAAAGACAAGGATCTTAAGCAGTATCCTTGGGATACATTCGTTGACATGAACACTGATACAGTGTATGCTATCTCTGAAGCTGAGGCACACAGGAACCTATGGAAGCAGATGTTAATCGGTGACGTCAAAGTAGACAATATCCCGGGCTTGAGCCATGGATCCAAGTATGGCACTACTGTGGAGTTCAATAAGTTAGTACGAGGTTCACGGGATTTATTACTAGGAGCCAAGGGAGCAGACAAACTATTGGACCTTTGGGATCCTGAGGATTACTGCGAGAGGACCTATGAGATGTATCTCAGTGCGTACGAAGGGGATCTAGGTAACACACAGTCCGTCATAGATACCTGTTAATCCCAAGGTATCACTTTCGGTGAATACAGATTCTATGAAACTTGGAGCCTTATCCACATGTTACTTGAGTGTCCTCAAGGAGTCACTATGAACTATGATTACAAGCCATGTCCGGTATCTAGTAAACCTAAGATAACTAATGAGTTCGAAGACCTCACAGGAGAAGATATGTAATGTGGACAACAGTTAACCTAGGAGACACACCTAAAGAATCCTATAAATATAAACCACATGGCCCTTGGGTACCCTTCAAGGGAGCAGGGAAGCAATATTGTAAGTCCTGTGGTTTACTAAATCTAAACAATAAGTTCACTAAGTGGTGCATAGACAAAGGTTGTCTTAACGATCTGCATAGTAACTATCAACAACAAAGGAAAGCAACGGGGTTTAAATGATGAATCAACTAACGAAGAAACAATTCCTTAAGCGGAAGACACTAGTAATTGCTAATGAGATCCATGCTTCCCTGCTTCCCTTGGATAACCCACCGAGTCTCAAGGACACACAGGAGAGTTTCCCCAAAGTATCACACTACAAGGATCAGTCAACTGGGATGGTCCGAGTGGGCCTTAGTCTCCGTGGGATACGGAGGTTGGTTAAACGTTGGCCTCTGATAACCACGGAAGCAGTGCGAGTATGGTTTAACATGGATACTCCTGCTGTACCTAAGAAATCCACGGGATAACATGACTGAACCAATCATCCATGTTAAGCTAGGAGTCAAACCTTTCTCAGCAAACAACATGCATTACGCTGGTAAACGTGTTGACTCCAAAGCCTACAAGGAATACAAGGGAACCATTAAAGATTTGATAGGTGGAAACTACAAGGTCCGTAAGGATGCCCAGTTGAAACTAACTCTAGTATCTGGGTTCAGTAATAAGGCGTCGGACCTTGACAACACATTCAAGCCCTTGTTGGATTCGATGCAGTTGTCCATGGGTTTCGATGACAAGCAGGTATACAGTATCGAAGCATACAAAGATAACAAGAGAGGTCAGGAATACCTAATGATTAAACTAGAGGAAATAGCACCGTTTAAGGTGAGACGAAAGATAACTAAATTACTTAAGGAGTTCGATTAGATGTCAGAGTTAGACCACCCAACACCAGAAGACTGGGATCGCGCGGCAAAGAAGTATTGGGAAAACCTTGAACAGGGAAACCTTAAGGAGGAAGCAGTTACTGAGTCTCCCTTAGAAACACAGGTAGGAGGGTCTCATTATAAGGACCAAGGGTTACAGCCCTTTGAAATTACCTATGCAAACTTTGGTTACCTAGGGCTCCGTGCTGCCGTGTATAACAAAGTAAACAAGTATCTATCTAGAGACAAGGGAACACATAAGCTAGACATAGAGAAGGCTATACATTGCTTACAGGTACAGCTACAGTTCTTAGAGACTACAGAAACCGAGGATTCCCTATGAGCCTTGAGAACCAAGTAACACAATTCAATGAAACCTATGGTATCAATGTACCAGATAAACCCACGTTCCCTGATGGTCCTGCGATGTCTCTGTGTCATGAGTTAATCCTAGAGGAACTAATGGAACTCAATGAAGCCTTCGATCACGGCAACATGATTGAGATCGCAGATGCCCTGACAGACATTATCTATGTCACAGCTCAACGAGCAGTTACCATGGGATTACCTGTGGATGCTTTGCTTCGGGAGGTTCATCGTTCAAACATGAGTAAGTTGGATGACAATGGTAACCCCATATTCAGAGCAGATGGTAAAGTGCTTAAAGGGAATAACTTTAGTGAACCTGATATCGCAGGGATACTGTTAGCTAAGTTATATCCGGATAACACTGATAACACTGATTTCCAAGGGAACACTAGTTTCCAAGGGAATATCCAATGACAACAATTGCATGGGATGGCAAAACACTAGCAGTCGATGGTCAGGTTTCTTATGGTGATACAATCATGGAGGACAGAGCCAAGAAGCTATGGAGGAACGAAGGTATCTTCTCTGCTCTCGCGGTGAGTGGCTCCTACGACCCAGCAATAGATTACATACATCAGGTCCTTAGTAAGATCAAGGATCCTAGGGATCTTCTAGAGGAAGAAGGCAGGCCAGCATTCACTGTAATAGGTATTGTAAAGGAAACAGGGGAAGCATGGCAGCTCAATGGAGATTCTACCTTCTTGGTTAATGTTCCATGGGCCTTCGGTTCCGGAGCTGACTCAGCAATCGCCGTGTTGGACTTTGGTGGTACTGCTGTAGAGGCAGTGAAGTACGCTGCTACAAGGGATGTAAACACGAATAGTAATTAAGGAAACAAAGTAACATGGAAAAACAAATGGATCAGTATTCTCAGTTCATACATAAGTCACGCTATGCACGTTGGTTACCGGAAGAAGAACGCAGGGAAACTTGGGGAGAAACAGTGGGTCGCTACGTTAACTTCTTTGAAGATAAGTTAGGGGCTCAGGATGGTCAAGCTATCTACAAGGCTATCCATGATCTCGAAGTAATGCCCTCCATGCGTTGTATGATGACTGCAGGTGTAGCACTAGAGAGAGACAATGTAGCAGGGTTCAACTGTTCCTACGTAGCCATAGATAACCAGAGATGCTTTGATGAACTCATGTACATACTGATGTGTGGCACAGGAGTAGGTTTTAGTGTTGAACGTCAGTACGTATCGAAGTTACCAGAGGTAGCAGAGGATTTCCATGAAACAGACACAGTAATCTCTGTGGCCGATAGTAAGATTGGATGGGCAAAGTCATTCAAGGAACTGATCATCCTTCTGTATTCAGGCCAAGTACCAAAGTGGGACACTTCCAAGGTAAGACCAGCGGGAGCTAAACTTAGAACATTCGGTGGAAGAGCTAGTGGTCCGGAGCCACTTGAGGATCTCTTTAGGTATTCAGTAGTGCTCTTCAAGAAGGCCCAGGGAAGGAAACTAAGTAGCATTGAATGCCATGATCTCTGTTGCAAGATAGCAGACATCGTTGTGGTAGGTGGTGTACGCAGGTCAGCATTGATATCCCTAAGTAACCTAACCGA